CCATATTCAAAAATTCGTAGTTGCCTTCGTAACCCATTTTTCGGTCTAGTCCTGTATATGGGTCTATCAAACAAGCATCTGCATCTGATTGCCTAAACAACTCTAAAAGTTCGTGTGGCTTATATAATTTTGAATTGTCTATAAAGTCAAAGTATTGCTCCAGAAACGTAGCCGTGTTTCTTATTTCTGTATGGCTTAAAGTCTTGTAAGGTTTGCCTGTATACATTTGAATCATATCACGAAGAATCTGTCCGTAGCTATTTTCTCCTGCCCATAAGCAAAACTTTAATTCGTGTTTAAGCGCAAGTGTAAGAAAGTACCAAAAAACGAAGTAAGATTTTCCTACGTTATCGTGTCCTAAAATTATATTAAGTTGTTTAGGTTTAAAAACTATGTTCTTGTCTAGTTCGCAGCCTATCTCTAAACCTTGTCTTATTTTACCATCTCTATAGTCTAGTAAATATTTTGTCTGTTGTCCTTTTTTAAGCATATCCTAACCTTTTTGCTTTTGTTGTTAATTTATCTTCTTGTTCTTTAGGCAGTTTTTGAAGCCAGTTCTTAGCAGTCAAATATAATGATTTGTATTTCTTGTTATTTGCATAGTTTTGAATCGCATCTATTACTTCGTCTATCTGTTGTTTAGTGTATTCTAATTCTAACTTGTTAAATTCTGTTAAAGACATAGACAAATGAGCGAAGCTTCTATATATATCTTTTTCTTTTACACTTACACTTACATTACCCCTTACAGTAGACGAAACTGAACGGTCGTTAACGGTCGTTGAATTCTGTTTACGAACCTGTGCGCTTTTCTTTCCTGCTGCTATTCGTTGTTCGTGTTGTTTTTCCCATTTCTTTAAATCTCGCTTTAAACTTTGTTTAATTGGTTCAAAGCATACTTGCGTTAGTAAGTCTTCAGTAATAGGATTTAAGTCGTTAACGTAGTCTAAAACGTGTTTAAATAGCTTTCCTGCTTGTTCATCGTTTAACTTTTCTACAGTATGTATTAAATCACAATAAAGTAAAAAGCCTTTTTTGTTTTCTGCCATAATTTATTGATAAAAAAAAGTGTTACGCTTTCGGTGGGTAGGAACACTTACTAACGTAACACTAGAAATTCTTGATTGTCCTACCAACTCCACAAATATAAAAATTATTCGTATAAATTATTGTAAAGTTTTCTTTTAATTTTTCTTAATTCTTGTAATGTTTCCGCTTCTAAAATTTCTTTTTCTAAAATGTATTTAATTTTTGGAGCATTTTTTAAAATTACTTGATATTCCTCAGTATCAATTTTAAATGACTTAGCTTTATAAACACTTTCATTTTCTAAAATTTGCCTATATGCAGTTGTGTCTAATTCAAGTAAAAAGTCAAAAGAATCGGCTAATTCATTATATCTTTTTATTCCGTGTATTACTGTTGCGTGATGCATTTTAAACATTTTACCGATTTGATAAAGTGTTAAACCTTCTTTGCGTAAAATATTAAAAAGATACATTCTTTTGTTTACAGTTGGTACTTTTCGACATTTTTTATCCAGTCCATCTTTCTGTATTATTTTTTTAATTAAGTCTACCATAGATCCAAGTTATTAGTGTGCAGTAAATTTGTTCGATTAGTTTCATATTTCTTCAATTTTGATAATTAAGCCTTCCCATAAACCAAAAGCTTTTCTAGCATCGTGCTTATCCTGTGCTTTAATGTATTTTATCGCATAGATAACAGGTGCGCTTGTGTCGCTGCCTTTATACGTTTTGTAGGTTACTCTATAAGTGTTTAGCATTTCTTCTCTGTTTAGTAAGTAGTCAAAATATAAACTATTGTCGAATTTATCCCACCATTCTTTTTTAAATATTTCTTGTGTCATCTTCTTTTGGTTTTAATGTTAATCCATCGCTCATATTGTACCAATGAAGTAAATCTGTTTCTTTAGTTCTATCTGTATTATATGTATCTTCTAATTCTAAAGATTCACATTTATAAATACTTAGTTCACCTATTGGTAATGTAACACCTTCTACTGTTTTATTAGCTATTCCTTTTGTTGATACTACTATTTGAATCCAATTAGTATCTTTTATATAAAACCTATATGAAACCTGTTTTACATATCCAAATCTTTTTAAGATTTTAGTTATTAATTTTCTCATTTTCTTTGTTTTAATTGTTTATGTTTAATATTCTTTCTAGTTCTTTGCAGATTTCTTCTTTAGTAAATATTAGCTCTCCTTGATATTCTAAAGTGTCCATCTTTACAAACGTAGAAGTTTCTCTGTGTTCTTCGTATTGTATTTCATCCGTAAAAGAATTAAATCCAACAGGTTCATCTACCCAGTAGTTTTCTGTTTCTATGCAAACACGGAATAACATTTCTCCGATTCCAAATTCTACTATTTCGTCTTGGTTTTCGTAAATTTCTATCTCTGGCTTCATACTATTATAGATGTTAAAATTCCTATTAAAATCATTCCTGTTACTCCTACGATAAATACTATTAAGTCTTGTAAAAATTCTTTCTTGTCCATAATCTATTTATTTAACCCCCATTTTAAAATATCCTTATTTTCGTTTTGAATTAGTCGTGTAATTTCTTCAATTAACCCCTCTTTATAAGTTGATGAATAGTTTAATGTTTCAGCCATTAAAAGCATTGATTGTAGTATTTTAATTTCGTTGTTCATAATCTATTTATTTAAGTGTGTTAAGTTGTTTAGTGAATCTTTCGTTAAGTCTATCTATGCACTTTTTAAAAGTGTGAATATCGTTCGTGTTTTTGTCGGATATAGTTTTAAACTCTAAACCTGCCCCGAATTGATTAGACCATTCTGCTTCGTCTATTTTGTTTTTAAAGTATTGTACTGATTCTTCGATTTCAATAAGTAATTCTAATTTTTTCTGTCTTTTCATAGTGATTAATTAAAGGTTGTTAATATAGTTTTTAGATTTCTTTTTCATATAGTCAATATCTAACCATTCTAAAAGTTCAATAGTATTAAATACCATTGTTAATTCTTTTCCGTTTTCATCTGTACCAACTAAAAGCGTTTCATTGTCTTCAGTAGCCATAAACGTGTTGATGTTGTGCAATCTTTTTGTCATTTTCTAAGTGTTAATTAAATTGTATACACAAATATACAAACTATTTACTACTTATCAACAATAAAAGTTAGATTATCAACAAAAAAACTTTAGAATAAATGCGTAAGTCTTGCTATTTGTCCGTTTTCACGGTGATGTATAAAGCCTTCTACGGCTTTTGGTGCGTGTTGGAATCCTTTTTTATGATGCCAAGAATCCGTTCCCGATGGTGAACGTAAGCTTTCAACGGTTACAGATTGAAAATCGGTGCTTGTTTTGTGGTGAATGTGGTGTGTATAAACGTATCTGTGTTTAGTTTCTGACCAATATTTAGGAAATTCAGTAGCCATAAGTAACGGCAAGTCTTGTTTCTTTGCGCCGTCGCCGTGTGTCGTGCCAATTAAATTTTGCCCATACTTAAAGCCTTTACGATGTGCCATTGAACAATCAAAAGTGATTTCTTTATTGTTTCTAAAGTATGTTTGAATTACATCTGACAAGAAAAACCCCGACATCATATCGTGGTTACTAGGATTAAAAGTAAAATGTACTGGAGCGATTGCAATCAACTGAAGCAATATATCTACATAAAGTTGCTTTGCTATTAAGAAATTACTGTAAAACATTCCGTCGGTGTCCTGTGGCGTTCCTCCTGTCGTAGTTCGGTGTGGTGTATCAATATGTAGAATATCGTTTCCACCGATGAATAAAATCTTTTCTACAGGAAAGCCTTGCGCTTTGTTTAAAATGCCTTGTACGCCTTCTTTTACACGTTTAACGGCTATTTGGTTGTTGTAGTCTTCTCCTGTTTCAAAACTATCTGCTAGTTTGCCTATGTGAATATCCGCAGGGTCTATTACTAATAAATGTTCTTTCTTTTCTTTGGTTCGTTTTAACGTAGGATAAACAGGTGCAAATTGCTTTAAGTCTTCTATAAGCTTTTTGCTTAGTTCTTCTATTTTGTTTTCTTCTTCGTTTTTATGTAATGGATTATTAAAAAATAAACTTGCTTCTTTAGTTTTTAACCATCCGTGTTTTACGCTTTTTACGTCTACACCTGCTTCTTCTGCTGCTGCCTTTACACCTCTGTACTTAAATACTACTTGTGCTTCGTCTGCCGTTAGTCTATATCTTTTATTTATCATAGGAATTTATTTATAATCTTACCGCCAATTAACAATAGAACAATTAAGAATATCCAAAGTAAGTAGTTAGGTTGTTTAGTTGCTTTTGCCTTTGCCTTTTCTATTACTTTAGTTTGGCGTATTGTATCTCTTATTATCTTATATTCTATTCGTGTTTCTAACCTGGTCTTCGGCACATAAATATTGTCGTAAATTATTACGGTATCTTTACTAGAATAGAAATGTTCGTATACAATTGTATCGTGATGAATTATAGGAATAGAATCTAAAGTTGTGATTCTAATTGTGTCTTGCGTTTTAATCACTTCTAAGCCTTTCTTTAATGCTTTCCTATAGTGATACTTCGCAGAACAACTAAATAGCGTTAGAACGAAGATAAAGCTATAAATTCGCATATTCTTCTTGTACGTTAAAACTTGGACAGGCTTTATTTGCGAATTCGTTGTGTCCGTGAATCGTCATATCTTTATTGTACTTGTAGATTAATTCGTGAAGCAGCTTAACCAAAGAATCCTTTTGTGCTTGTGTTCTCGTGTCTTTGGCTTTCTTCATATTCTTAGTCATTCCGCCTGTGTATGCGATTCCTATTGAACCTGTATTTTCTCCAGAAGTATGTGCGCCGATTCTGTGTAATGGTCTTCCTACTTCTATTTTTCCGTCTATATGTATTAAGTAATGATAGCCGATGTCTGAAAAGCCACGTTTTAAATGCCATCTTCTAATGTCTGCTACGTTGTGTTCTCTGCCTTCGGGCGTAGCCGTGCAGTGGATTACAATTTTATTAATTTTTCTCATTGTTTCATAATCTTATAAATGCCGAACACCCATAAACAACCAAGAAGAAAGAATAAATAGATTTCGAATCTACTCACTTTTGTTTATGTCTTTGAAGTCTTGCGTAACTTCCTTTGCTCTTGCAAATAGGTTTTTTAATGACTGCCACAAATCAATGTTTTTAACCGCCTTGTAGTTTTCGTTTATAGAAATCACTTCAATAGATACTAAAACTAAAGCCAATATTTTAGTAGTCAACAATGAAACGCTAAAAAATGTTAACACTATATCGTTTAAAATGTAGTAATCTATCAAATAGAAAAGCATTACTGTTACTTCATAAAGTAGAATCTTAGAAATAACTGCACTAAGTTTTCTGCTTGTTACTTTGGTTTTAAGCTTGTAAGATTTCCATACTCCTGTTAATGTGTCAAGAATTACAGAAACACCGATTAAAATTAAAATGCCACTTATAGGCAAAAAGAAAGAAGAAACAATAGCCATTAGTTGAATTGAATAGGTTTGTAGTTTAGTTGTCAGAAGTAGTAACTGCGTTTTCATTCTTCAAGTTGTTGAACCAGTTGGTAAGTTAAATAAATTAAGAGAAATACACCAAAAGCTTTTACGTGATATTCTGTAGCCACCACCATAAAGAAAGCAGAAGCATAACCACTAAGAAAATAAAGAACCGCAAGAATATTAGTATGCATTAATTTAAGCTTTATTTTGTTTATTGTTTACGTCTTGTTCTATTTGATTCTCACTTTCTAAATCGTCAATATCTTCAGACCAAGCAGGTGTGTTCATAAGCACTAAAGCTTCTTCGTGTGTAAGCGTTTGTAAAGGAACAACAGAACCATCAGTAATGAATGTAGGTTCGTGTTCGTCAAACCACTTGATAATGAATTCTAAGGTGTCTAAAGAGTATCTCAGAAATTCTCTATCTTCGGGTACTTGTGTGAAGTCTACGTTGTCAATATCCGTTGTTGAAATTATTGCGTAGACGTTGGGTAAATGTGCCATTGTTTTATTTTTTTATTTATTCGTTTTTATGTTGGTACGTCAGCAACAAAATTAGCACTTGACATTGCTTGCATTGTTCCATCTATTGCATTGCTTCCCATATCTTTTAAAGTTGGATATGTGCTTTCATCTGCTCTCCACCAATGTATAGGACTAAAAGGTGCTAAACTTGTGGCTGCGCCTGTGCCGTAAATTGTCGAAACATCTGAAGCGGAAAGAACACTACTAAAAACGGCAAGTTCGTCTAAGTTGCCTAACCATTGACCTACCGTTGTACGTCTGCCTATTTGGTTAAAACTATGACTATTTGTTGGATTACTTGGCGTGCCTGGTGCAATTGTTACAAAAAGAGATTTATCTATATATGACTTTAATTCATTTGCGTTACTATCATACGTTACGGCTAAGTGATGCCATGCGTCATCTGTAATAACTGCGCTTAATGGAAACCATTGATTACCTCGTATTCTTATAACTCCCCCCGCTTGAACAATAGCAAAAAGTAGACCACCTTCATTTCCACTATTTCCTATAATAGAATTAAAACCACCCTTTGGTGTTGTCTTAAACCAAACGCTTATAGAAAAATCTGTAAAGTTTTGCGTTCTTGAACCTAAAGAAATATAGTCATCAATACCATTGTATAACGTGCTTAGTGTATTTGAAAATATCGGTACGTCTGTTGTTCTTGAAGCTTCTAACATATTTGCACTTATTGCCGTATTCGTTTGGCTTCCTACGCTTGTCATAGTCCAAGTTGAACCATTCCAAACTGCATTGTCACCCATTCTAAACCATCCTAAAGGTGCGTATGAAGTTAAGTCCGTAGGTGTTCCGCTATTATAAATTGCACTAATGTTTGCGCTTTGGTCAGTATTAAAAAATGCTACTTCGTCAATGTGTCCGTTTGTAAATCCATTTAATACGTTACTACTTGCAATTTTCAAATTTGTCGTGTTGCTAGTAGAATGTCCTGTACTCCAATTTAGTGTAGCATCTAAACTTCCGTTTATGTATATCTTATTTTGTGTAGATGTATGAACACAAGCAATGTGATACCAAGTATCAACAACTAAGGCAGTTGTGCTGTTTAATCCTGTTTGCGATGCGCTGTAACTCCAAAATCTAATTTTTCCATCTGTGCGAACCCTAAAAGAATAGCCATTACCAAAACCTGCACTTGTACTTGTGTCAATGATATAATGGTTGTTACCTATTGCATCAACTTTTACCCAAGCCATAATTGTAAAGTCACCTGTAAATGCGTAGGCACTTGCGCTATTTACTGCAAATGTATCGTCTATCCCACCAAAATCAAACGAATATACATTCGAAAACGCAGGTGTTCCACTGCTTCCTGTAATATTTGTTTCACCTGCTGCGCTTACAGTTTGTGATTTACCCCAACTTATTGTGTTGTCAGAAGCACCTTGTCCCCACTCTATGGTGTTGTCTACTGCGCCTTGTCCCCATCCGTTTGTTACTGCCATTTTTTATGTTGTTATGTCGCCAAACAAATACCAAGTATCTGTTGCTACTTTTAATATTGTTCCTTGTGCGTACTGTGCTGCAAGTTTCGTTTTTCCACCGCTTGAATTTACCGTTACTCCTGCCGTTGGTGTTACCGTTACTTGACCTGCACC